TCTTCTAAGGCATTCTTTGCTAAGGTAATATCTTGTTCGGTATAGCCAACTTTTCTCAAATCTTTTATGACATTTTCAACTTCTTTACTTTGAGAAGTAATAGGAGCTTTTGACTTTGGTGCAGCCTTAAGACCGGCTATGATTTCAAAAGTAGCTTGTACCCACGGAGGTAATCCGAGTTCTTCAGCAGTTTGACCTGCAACTCCAGCAGCAATAGGTGCTACAATTGCACCACTGCCCAAGGCAAGTCCACCACCACCAATTCTACCTATACGTCGAGCATATCTACCAGCAGCTGTCTTTGGCTCAGAAACAAGACCTGCTTGTTTACCAAAGCGTTCTACATCTTGAGAAGAGGGTAAACGAGAATATCGAGGTGCAATGTCGTCATCGCTTCCTAATTCTAATAACTGGCCAAATGTAGGTCTTTTCCCTTCTTCCATACTTTGAAGCACATCGAATTCACGCTCATACTTAGCTTTCTCTCCAGGAAGCATTTCTTTTGCCTGTAAGCCAAATAAGTCAAGAATATCACCATAGGTGCCTAGAGCGCCAATACCTAATCCCTGAACTCCTTGCTTGGCTATATCCTTTGCATAGTGTTCTACTGCACCCTCTTCTCTTTCCGCAGGAATTGCATTGAAGTAGCTCATAATTTCTTCTGGAGAATAACCAGCTTCTTTAGCCTTGGCTATTTTACCTTCAAAAGAGGGATCTTTCTGGGCAAGATGTGCCATGATTTCTTCATCAGAATAACCATATTTCTTTGCCCTTTGATATTTTTCTTTAGTATTCATGGGATTAGCTCATCTAAAGATGGTCGACTTCCTTTTCCTTGTTCTTGGGAAACCATGGATTGAGCGCGATTATTGACTTGCTTCAATTGCTCTTCCAACTGAGATTTAAGCCTTCGATAATTCTCTGTGGCATATTTTTTTACCAAGACTGGATCAGCGCCGGAACCATAATGATCCATGGCAGCCTTAAACGTTTCATCTTTTAGATAAGCAATTCTGTTTCCAAGAGCTAATTGCTCAGCAATGATCTTACGACCTTCTGGACTATTAGCGAGAGTAGGAAAACCCTGCTTGAATTGATCCAAGTCAAAGTTTGTTACTCTACCTGGGAAGAAGTCTTTAGCTCTACGAGCCATACGAGCAATTGTTTTAGCATAGTCCTGAGCTTCTGGCGTGGCTAGAGCTTTCACGCGTAAGTCACCGCTATCCCAATCAACATTCCATTTTTCGATACCCGTAGGAAGAGCGCCTGGTATCTCGTTCAATTCTTGTAAATGCTTGACTTCGCGGTATTCATCATCGAGTGCATTTAAACGGTCTACAGTATCATTATAGAGAGGAGTATTTGTTTTTTCGCGGTATTCATTTTGTTTTACAAGTTCAGCAGGGGTCATACCAATAGGTTCGGGTAATTCTGGAAAATCGAGAGGAAGAGGACCTAAGTTTGTTCCTGGAATCTCAATGTCTGGCTTTAATTCTGATTTTCTTTCAGTCTCTCCGACAATACCTTTCCCAGCTTTTGAGCGTTGGATAAGATTATTCACTTGTCTAATAACATCTGATTGACCACCGGTAGGAGCATTTTCCATTTGATTTTGCCAAATCTTCGCTGTCTCTTCAGGATATCCGGATTTTATAAGTGAATCATACACGCTGCGACCAATTTCCCTGTTTTTCTGTATTTGCATGACCTTCAGTTGATTTTCAGGACTGAGCTGACTAAGATCCTTAGGCGATACCTTTTCTCCTGCTACAACGCGTCCTAAGACGTCTTGTTGTCGCTCATTCATTTCCATTTGGGCAGTTTGCAAGTGATTTTGAAAAACTTTCTCGCCCACTTCACCATACGGACTTACAGCAGCATAAACAGCTTGTAATTTCTTTGATGGAGAAGCACTTTCAAGGGCTTTATCTTTCATGACACTCTCGAGACTTCTATTAGCAAAGAAGGTACTTAAACCATTTCCTATGCCTTGGCCTAAGCTCATGCCCATCATTTCTGATAGTCTTTCTCTGGGATCTTCTAACGTGCCAAAATGTTGAACCATGTTAGGTTATTCCTCCACCTTGAGCGCCTTTAAATAAATTGCTTATTCCTGTACCAGCAGCATTACCTACCGCACCCCCAAGACCTCCTCCAAAAGCTGTCCCAGCTGCACCTAATAGAGCAGGAAGAAAGCCTTGAGTACCTTTCTGTGTGTAATATCCAAAGGGTTGATAGTTAAGCCCTGATTGAGAAAGCTGATTGTATTGCTGTGTTTGCGCACCGGCTGCCTGAGATCTTAATGATTCAAAAAGCTGTGCCAATTGTGCCTGAAGACCAGCCCCTGCACCTCCTAAAGCTTGACCAAATCCGCTTGAAGATAGAACACCTGAACCTGCAAATCTTTCTGCTATCTGAGGCAGTACTTGTTCTTGGAATTGATTCATATAAGGGGCAGAGAAGTTTTCGTAGGCTTGATTGCCAGGAGCGAAAAGGCTATTGTAATAATTCTGAGCATTTTGATAGCCACTACCTTGTTGAGCCATGCCCATGGCTTGAGCTAAGATCTGATTATGCAAAGCTTTCTGTTCATCAGTTGCCGTATCGACTTTTTTTAATGCATCTGGTCGGCCAAAAAGGAAATTTCTTCCTGTTTCTGATGCTATCGGACTAAGCCATTTTAAAATATTCATACTAACCTCAATTTTTCAAGTACTCCATGACCCAGACGCACCAAGTAAGAGCATTACCCGAATTGTTTTGGATAATTATAGTATTTGTCGAGTTTTGATATCTGACATAGATATCTGGATCATTTAAGAAATATGACAACCCTCCTGTATCTACCGCTCCTCCAAAACCCTGCACAGGATAAAGATAGCCAGTGATCTTCATAGGTTGTGTTGTAGTAGAAAGAACAATATTAGTAGTTCCCACAGGGATATTGCCAGCATTCAAACTCACGAGATCTACAGTGATACGATAAGCATTCCTATTCTGTTGAGGGTTTCCTAGTTGAAACCATTGCTCAAAGTTTGCCGTCTCTTGAAGTAAGAAAAGGCCGTTTTCTTTTGTATTAACTGCATTGGCTACTCGACGCAAATAAAGTAAAAGGATATTTTCAAAGTTCTCATCCTCTGGATTGACATCGAGAGAGATAGGAAGTTGGTTCGTGTTTAAAGGCTGGTTGCTGGAGAATGTCATTCTATATATTCCCTATATATTTAATATATGCATAACATATATTAGTTAATCAATCTGCCGCCCTCTCTAAACCAGACATTCATAGCGTTGAGTTCCATGGGACTTTGATGAGTTGCAAGTTGGTTCATGAGATTATCATCATAGGTCAAACCTATTCGGAGATACTGTCCGAATTGAGTACTATAGAAACGGTACCAAGCATATTCAGATCCTGGTATATACGTTTGACCATTGACGGGGGAAGTATTCCAAATACCTCCGGTAGTATACGCGCTGAACCCAGACGAATCCGTATTGTCCAGCGTAAAATTATTTGCATCGACGACTGTAATGGAATAAATAGCAGCATTTAATTGCGTCATACCTTGCACATCGGCAATATAAATCAAAGTATCTGTAGTGAGACTATGATCAGGACTTGTAATCTGGCAAGGATTAGCCTGAGTTGCATCTGTGATGAAACCACAAGCTTGCGAGGAGTTAATCAATTCTTGATTCGTATTAATTAAGTTCGCCTGCTCTCCAAGATAAGAATTCACAAACAGCTGAATTGTGGTAGCAGCTATCGCAGGAGAAAGCAGATTGGCATCCATTTGAAAATCGATAAAAGAAAGTTTAAACTGTTTTCCAGCGCCTTGAAATGGGTTAAAATCCTTTCCAACGATATTCATTTTAGGAAAGAGTGTAACTATACCACCACCCAAATAAACAGAACTCGAAGTGATGTCAACGGCATCATAGCTTTGAGATGTAAAGTCCCATGTGGCTAAAGTAATGATATTGGCATCAACAATCGTGACACTGTAAATAATGTTATTCAATCCAGGATCAGTCCCACTCCAAATAGTATTTTGAATATAGATGATTTCACCATTAGCCAAATTGTGACTTGGTATAGTGATTTTTGTAGGATGGGCCGTGAAATCTACCGCAGTGATCGCCATGGTAGGAGCATAAAGAGTTGTTACTGACTGAGGAGTTTCAGCGTCTGGATTTTGATAAATATTGATAAAACCCTGCTGAGTGCCCAAAGCAACATAATCGACATATTGCTGGTCATCAACGTTATCCCATGTGACATTGCTTTCCCAAAAAGTAGTCATACTATCCCAGGTAATGCCAAATTGAAACTGAGCAGTCCCGAAACAAGTAATGGTATCACGGAATTTAGCCCAGGTATTATTTCGATAGTTGAACAAAAGAACAGTATTAGGATAGCTCTGAGTGGTAGAAGCATCTGACGTGTCTAGATAATTCCAATAGACG